ATGAGCACACTCCGGATGACCGCGTGCGACGTGTGCGGTGCGATCGCCCCCGATGACCACACGTTCGGTGCGCCGAGCGTTGGCTGGACGAGCATCAACCGGGGCTCACGCGTGGACGGCTACCTCAGGTTCGAGCACGCCGATCTCTGTTCCGACGCCTGCGTCCTGGAGATGGTGTCCGAGACGTTCGAGGCGACTCGCCCCAAGGCGCCGAAAGGCAGGAAGCGACCGCCGAAGGCTGCGTCGTGATCTCTCCGCCCATGCCACCCGCCAACCTCGCGCACATGACGAAGAAGACCCGCGACCACTCCAACCTGCCGATACTCGCCGTCGGTGTGGAGGAAGCGGCAATAATCCTGGGCGTCGGCCAGGACCGGATCCGAGCGCTCGTAGCGGATGGCACCATCGGCACGGTCCCACACCTGTCGTCCCCACGGAAGCACGTGATCGCAGTCGCCGAACTTGAGCGCCTCGCGTCAGCCGGCATCACGCGACCGACAGACCGGCAGCGCTGATGCCGCTGCAACGATCTTTGCTTGGTGAGCGGCTCAGGTACGCCGGACGTAACGAGGCCGTGCGGATCCTGTGGACGTCGTGGATGGCTGGCGATGTGCCGCTGGACGACATCCGGAAGAACATCACCGCGGTGTGGAGCACCGCGGAGTGGCCGGCGTCGATCATCGGGGTCGACGAGTGGGTCCGCATGTTCCGCGCCGTCGGGTTCGTCGCAGACGACGACGAGCCTCCACCCGCGGCGCCGCTCGAGCTCTACCGCGGAACGACGTGGGGGCGGCGGAGGGGCATGTCGTGGACGAGGGACATCGACCGGGCGCGTTGGTTTGCTCGGCGTCTCCAGCAGGATGACGGGCTCGTGTTCCGGCTGCTGGTACCAGCAGAAGCGGTACTCGCCTTCGTCGGGTTCGAGGGACGTACGGAGAACGAGGTGGTGGTTGATCCTCGAGTACTTCCACCGGTGGGGCGATCAGCGATCGTGACCTGACGCCTGCGCCGCGCACCGTTCCCGCTTCACGGAAGCGGCACCCGGTGGCTCGTGCTCCGCAGACTCCGCCGAGGAACCGTGGCGCCTTATGGCGCCGGGTGCAAACAGCCTCGGGTGACAGCCCGATCCCTTAGAAGTCCAGCAGCGCCGCGAATAGCCTTATTGTCGAGCTCCCGCATATCGATGAAGGCATGTGCCGGTTTCCCTTCGTCGTCTCGCGGATCATCGACAGGCTCAAGGTTGACGCCTGTCCGAACTTCGTCCACGCTGACGGCGTAAACGCCAACACTCTCAAAGCCGAGGGCCAAATGTCCGGCGTAGGCGCCCTCTGGGCTGATCTTGCTGCTCCGCTCGGTCGAGACGCAGCCGGCGTCTTTCTTAGTTGGCTTGAACAACTGACTGGTGATCACGCCGTTATCGATCCACGAGGGATGGAGGTGCCGAAACAGCAATTCGTCCATCGCGAAGCCCGTCACGGCGACTCGCTACTCAGCGACGCGAGATCCTCGTGAGCGGCGATTAATGACGCTAGATGCTCCGCGACGTCGCCGGGAGTTGTAGCGGGTGGTACATCATGCTCAACCACATCCGGCGTCTCCATCACTCTCGAGTAGACCTCATGCGTACTGTTGGGGCCCATCTCCCAGACGAATTCACGATCACCGATGGTCCACTCTGAACGCAGCAGACCCTCCTCAGTTGGAAAGATCGCAGGACATGGAAGGTCCGCATCAGCGATATAGGCCAGCGTCCGGAGGAAGAACTCGGCGGCCGCTTCCGAGATGGGGTCGCCGCCGCCATCAATCCAACCGGCCTCAAGTTCCCGTAGCTCGGCCACGCGGCCACGCGCCTCCTCGAACGGACGAGAACCGTCGAATTCGACTGCTGAGATCGCGGACACGTCGAACCCGACGAGGGTGTCATTGGCCCACCGCCCCGTCCCCTCCAGGCGGTACGGGCGAGCACCATCAAGCAAACGGCCCGACAGACGACCGCGTGCAAGTGCTTCTCGGAAGTTCGCGTCGAGATCTGCGGTGTATCTCCCTGCGATGACCCCGCCTTCCGTCAGCGCCTCAAAGGCGGAGTCAGGGCTCGCGACTGTTTGGATCGTGCCGATCACGGAGTAGTCATCCTCCACTGGCTCCACCTTCGCAACGAGTCGCCGTCTGACATCGCGCGTTAGGCGAGTGGCGCCTGCGGCGGGGGCGGCGAGTTCCAGAGACTCATCGGGCGCCAGACTGCGTCCGATCCGGTTGAAGCGGCGGCGCGCCCAGATCGGGAACTCCGCATCGGGAACGTCTGCGCCTCGACCTACCTCATCGATCGCGCGAATGGTTATTCGAAGAGCGTCAAGCATCGGATCGGCGTCGTCGAGCGGCAGCGCGTTCAGTGGGTGCCGATCAACCCGCAATGACGTGCTGCCCTTGCGGAGCTCGCTGATCACCAGCTGCGAGCGAGCCCTGTACCCGCGTGGCAGCCGCTTTCGGTGAGGGTTGTTCTGGAGGTAGACGAAGCGCGCGAGGTCCGCGATCAGCTCGTTGAGCGCGGCTAGGTCAGGCAGCACCTCAAGCGGAAGACGTGCCTCGTCGAAGCGATGGCCATGCAGGACAGCCCGGAAGAACTCCGCTGGCGAGCTGGAGCTGTCGGTCACTCGTGGGACTCTACGACGGACGTTGAGGCTGCGGCGAGCACGGGGAGGAAGAGGGCACGGCCGAACGTGGTGTTCATCCGCCGACCTGGATGCCGGTGAGTGCGCCGCGGCGGACCCCGTCGACGATGCCGTCGTGTATTTCGCGGACGGCGTCTTGGCTGTGGATCATGTTCCCGGCGATGTGCTGGTGGATGTGGATGTGCACCTCACCCGCGGACGCGAAGCGTGACGCCGGGGCCGGGGCTGCGACGGAGATGCGGTCGTTCGGGATGACGTAGCCGTTGCGGCCGAACACGGCGATCTCGGGGCCGCGCTCACCCACCAGGTACGCCTCGCCGGCAGAGACGGGGCCACCGAGCGCACGCGCGCGCTTCTGGTCATCGAAGTTCGAGCTGAGGTCGCCGGTCGGGGTGACCTTCACGTTCTTGCCCTTGATCTCGATCCCCAGGACCGTGTTGATGTTCCGCGGGATGTTGTCGAGATCCCGGATGTAACCATCGAGATTCGAACGCAGCGGATCCCCGGGACCGAGCTGGCCGGCGAGCCCACCGAGCGACTCCTTCATGAGGTCGGCCTGCTGCTTGGAACCTTCAGCGGCGCCCTTCGACTCCGCGTACGCCCGCGCCGTCTCGAGCATCGTCTGCGAGACGTTGTACGCCTCGGTTTCGAGATCACGCTGCGAGAGAGTGCCGGCGTTCGTCTTCTCGTTGTAACCGTCCAGGGCGCTCGCTGCGTTGCGGACTTGCTGCTCGTAACCCTGCTGCCCGCCGACACTCAACAGGAGCTCACCACGTAGCGCGGCCTCGGCGGCGATGCGGTCCTGGACCGCCTGCCACGCCCGCTGGTGCGCCTCCTTGGCCGCCTCGGTCTTCTGCTTCGCTGCTTCCTCAGAGGCCGCGGTCGCGTCCACGTTGCGGGCGAGCTGCGTCATCCGCATCGAGTAGGCGTCCACCTGGCGGCTGGTGTCGAGGACCGTCTTGCCGTAGAAGGCGTCCTCGACGGCGGCCTCCTTCGCGGCCCGCCCGTACAAGTCGAGCTGCTGGCGGGCGATCATCATCACATCCGAGGCGATCTGGCTGGACTGCCCGGACTCGATCAGCGCGGCACCCAAGGCTTGGATGCCGGGTTCGCCGCCCTCGACCGCCTTCGTCAGCGTGTCCACCGTGACCCCGACCTGCCCCAAGCTGGCGGTGACATCGGCGGTGTTGTTCGCGACGGTGAACTCGACCTTGCCGGCCTCGGTCAGCTTGAGCCGGATCGCTTCCGCGGCGGTCTCCGCCTCACGCAACGCCTCCGAGTAGCCCTCCACCTCCTCGCGCTTCCACGCCTTCGTCTCCGCGATCGCCTTCATGTGCGACGACACCGCCATCAAGGCGACGGACGCCAACCCGAGCCCAGCGCTCGCCTGGACGAATGAGCTGAGTTTCACGTTTCCTTCCGCCGCGTACTCCGCAAACTGACCCATCGCCATGTTCAACGGGCCCATCGCGCCAGCGACCCCGGGGAGTTCCTGGGTCGCGTTCCCCGCGAAGTTCGCGACCACCGACCGGGTGTTATCCGTCCGCTTCGCGAGCTGATCCATCCCGCCACCGGCGACACGCGCCCCCTGATCGATCCCGTCGAACCCGGAGGCCGCCCCGTCGAGCTGCTTCAGCTCGGCGGTGAGACGCCCGATCTTGCTCTCCAGCCCGGACAGCGACGACGTTCCCTTCGCCTCGAGGTCGCCGAGCGACGCACGCGCCGCCGACGAGCCACCCTCGATCTCGCGCAGCGACGAATCCACACCCCGAACCCGCGCCACGACACTGTCGAACGAGGCCGAGTCGATCGCCGCCAGCGCAGCCTTCGTCGCATCAGCACCCGCGCCGACATCAGCGAAGCCCGCCTCGAACTTCGCCGCGTCGATGCCCTTCAACCCGGCAGCGGTCGACCCGAGATCGTCGAGCTTGCCACCCAACTTCTCCGCGTCACCTCCGGCCGACTTTGCGGCCGACGCAAACTTGCTTGCATCCCCGATGATCTCGATCGTCAAGCGACGTCCGGCCATCGTCGTTACCTCCCTCTGCCGCGCTGGCGGCTTGCCTGCTGCGCGGCTCGCTGCTGCGCCTTCGCTCGTTCGTCCTGCGCGTCGAGCATCGCCTTCAGCTCCACGAACCGGAGCTGGTCAACCTCCCAGGGCATCACCCCGTACTCACGCATCAAGGCGGGCCACCGCGTCAACAGCGCCCGCCGAATCATTGGGGGGAGTCATCCGGCGAAATCGAATCCGGCGTCGACACGTCCTCATCGAAGGTGAGGTCACCAACCTTCACCGTGTCCACCACCTCGCCCAACGTCAGATCCGGGTTGGTGCGGCGGGCGATCAGCCACGCAGTCATCGCCGCACCCGTCTGCCAGTCATAACCGCCGTCGTCGTCGGTGAGCCCGAGCCGGCGCAGCTCCGCACGGCCCTCATGGCGTTCACGGATCGTCAGATCGTTCGGATCCACAACGATCTCCTGACCATCGAGGTCGAGCTTGATGAACGGCGTCGAGGTCTTGCCTCGCCCCTGCGCCGCCAACGTGCGCTCCTTGATCGACTGCCGCTCCGTCTTTCCTGTCGGGTACATCACGAACCTCCAAGCTTGAGCGCCGCACGGCGCGGGACACGCTTCGGCGATGTGCGCAGGGCCGTCTTCGGCGAGGAGGTACGCCTCGAGCCCTTCCATCCCTGTAGTGGGTGAGGTTGACGCTTGCCGACCATGACCATCACGACGCCCGGACCTGATGACGGGCGAGATGCGACGAGAGCTCGCGGCGCAAGGCCCGCAGGTCGTTCTCGCCGTCACTGATCGTGAACTGGTTCGCCTGCAACGCCTGCGCCGCTGACTGATGCACGGCACGGGCCTCGTCGAGCTTCACCTGAGCCGCCGCCACCTTCGCCTCCAACTCCGGCGACCGCATCGCCGCCTCCGCAACCCGAGCGGCTGCCAGTGCGATCTGCGCCTCGAGCAGGGACTTGCGTAGCACCCCCACCAAGACCGGCGCCGTGATCGCCTGCTCCTGCGCGGCACGCACACCCGCGACATCCCCGTCCGCGAACGCCCGGGATCTCCGGCCGGCGATCGCCTCCAACTCGGCGACCGCATCGTCGTACTCCGCCTGCAGGCGCTCCACCTCCACCGACAGCGCAGCCACATCACCCGCCCCCGCAACACGTTCGTCGCGCTGACGGCGGCGGGCGTTCCGCAAGTGCGCCTCATCGATCTCCCGTTCCAGACGCTGCGCGGCGGTGGTGTGCTCTCCCTGTCGCAGCTCGATCGCCCGGACCGCCTGCTCATGCTTGCGGATCCGCTGCGCCGCCTCCATGTTCCACGCCTGCTGCTCGGCGTTGGTGTGCGGCCCGGAGCGGCGGAACACCTCCCGCTTCGTCACCTCCGCAGTGCTGAACGACTCATCGAGCTGCTTGCGTTCCTCAGCGAGCCGACGGTTCGCCGCACGATGCTCGTCGCGCTCGGCGGCCATCGCATCGATATCGGGTTCCACCTCGGCCGGTGGGACAGTGTCGGACTTGGAAGTCATAGGGGATCCGTTTCTCTCAGAGGTCGTAGTGGGAGCGGTAGCCGCGAACCAGATCGAACTGGCGGCGCAACACGTCGTTCATCGACGGAGGTGAAAGATCCACCGTTGACCGGGGACCCGGCCGTCCGGGAGGGACACGACGCGGTTGCGGCGGTTCCGGCTCGTTGTGAACACGCGGCCCGTACCGGCGGGCGAGCGCCAGCCGCACGAGGTCCTGATCGCCGCTCACGCCGCCGGCTCCCGAGCGGAAGGCAGGGCAGCGATATACGCGTCCAGGTCCTCCGGGCGCACCCTCACGTTGCGGCCGGTCTTCACCGCCTTCAACTCCCCGGAATCGATCAGACGCCGCACCTTCGGCACGCTCTGTTGCAGCACCGCTCCGACATCCGGGATCGTCAGCAACTTCATGAGCCGATCGTTCACCGGATCAGGAGGCGACGCCACGCACGCGTCACTCAGGATCGCTAGAGATCGCTCGGCGACCGCACGAAGTAGCCGGGCGCCAGGCGACAGCTGCCGCGACCCGCCGATCAGGCGCCGCTCGAGTTGGCGGAAGGCGTCGAGCAGGTCACGAGCGGTCGCCTCGTCGAAGTAGACCGGGAGGCCGTTGGTCACCACGAGTACGACACCCCCGGCTTGTACGCGGGTGGTGGTGGTGGGGCGGCGACGAGCTCCCACGTCGCCATCGACCCGGCCCGGATCAAGTCCATCTTCCCGGCCGCTTTGCCCTTCGACAGGAACCGTCCACGCTCCGAATCACGCCACGCCGCGTTATCCGCGTGCGCGTCGAGCGTCGGATCCGCAGGGACGGCGAGCTGATGGTCGAGGACCATCTGATGCAGCAGCTGGTCGGCGGGGATGAGCCGCTCCGGTGACTGCGGGAACTCGATCACCCGAAACCCTCGATCCTCAAGGAACCGGGCCGGCAACTCGAAGAACCTGGGGTCGTAGGTGATCGCCGTGACCTTCCAGCGTTCCGCGATCGTGCCGGCGATGGTGGCGAACACGTCGGCGTGGTCGATGCGGCCGTTGCCGTCCGGGGACCACGACCGCGGCCACCACCCGACACGACCGTCGCTCAGGTGGCCGGCGACGATGAGGCCGACGTGGTCCCCGTGGAGGGCCATGTCGACGCCGACGACCACCTCGGACCCGTCCGCCGGGACGGCGTGGTCGTCGTGGATCTCGGACCACGCCGCGGGTGTGTCACGCAGCCACGAGTCCGCCGATTTCGCCGGCCACTGGCAGAGGTACAGGCGTTGCGCCTGCCGCTGCGAAATCTTCCTGCTCATGATCTCCCGCAGCCGGACCTTGACGGACCAGGTGACGTCGGCGCCGCGCATCATCCGCAACCCGGACTCCACCGCCACCGGGTCGGTGAAGTCGACGTCCGGCGCGGACCGCCAATCGAACAAGTAGCGCGACTGCGGATCGTCGGCCTCGAGGAGCCCGCGGGCGTACAACTTCCACAGCAGCGGATCGTCGTCCTCGAACGGCATTGACCCCTTGTTGTGGCCCGCCATCGAGATCCCGATCGTGCGGCCCGGCGACATCCGCTTCGTCGTCGCCGCGTTCAACACGTCGAACACCTGCGCCCGCCGCCCCTCCCACTCCGCCAACTCGTCCGCCAAGAACAGCGTCGTCTTGCCGCCCTCGTTCGTGCCGGCCTCGGCCGCGACCCGCTCGATCCGGCCCGGGCGTCCATCGGCGAAGCTGATCGTGGTGTCGAGCACCTCGAACAGGCCCGCCAGAGGCGCTGTAGTGACCTCTCGGCCCTTCGCGCCGCCCGCCATGACCTGCACCTGCCTGAACAGCTCACCGGCCTGCTTCAGGGCTGCTGCTGCGATGTGCACCAACGGGGTCGCCTGAGCGTTCCGCGCCCGCTCCGGACCCGCCATCTCCAACAACGCCAACGCGGCCAAGAACTCCGTCTTCACTGCACCCCGCTCCGCACCGACCAACGCCTCGAGGTACCACCAGCGGCCCATCTCCGCAGCCGGGTCGAGCTCGAACCACCGCCACGAAAATTCTCGCTGCCACGGCAACAGCCGATACGGCTGCCCGTACAGATCACCCTCACCATGGACGAGCGTCTGCTGCATCCACTTGCACACCATCCCGCCCAACGACTCACGCAAGTCAGGCACCCTCGCCTCCGTTCATCAACCGCAACCGCGGATCGTCGTCCTCGTCATCGCCGTCGTCGGCGGCGCGGCCGTTGAACGCACGGTTCAGCTCCTCCAGCGACTTCGCCGCCGCACCCATCACGATCCCGAGCTTCAACCGGCCATCCGGCGTGATCCCGAACGCCCCCTCCAACCGCTCGATCCGCCCGTCCAGCGACGCCAACTCGCGAGCCGCCGGATGCAACACCAACTGGCCCGTCGAACCCGTCGAGAACGGCTCCTTCAGGTACACCGCCAACAGGCGCTCGCGCTGGTCGTACAGCTCGAACAGGCGCACCAACGCCGGCAGATCCGCATCCAACGTCGCCCCCGCGATGTCGGACGCCCAGAACGTCGCCCACCACTCCCGCACCCGCGGGACCATCACCTTCCCCGCCACCTTCGGACACTCCGGCACCTCACCGGACGTGCGGCGCACCAGCCCGAGGTCGCGCGTCTCCCGGTTCAGCCGGGCGCTCGGCGTCTTGCGGCGCGGCATCAGCGATTCCCCTTCCGCGCATTACATGACCTGCACAGGACGACCAGTCGGCCGCCCGGCCGGCGTGCCTCCACATGATCCGCAGTCAGATCCGCCGATGCGTGAGCCGGCACCTGATAGCCGGGGCACCAGTCACCGACCCGAGCACGATGCGCATCCACCGCAGCACGGCAACGAGCAGCCTCCGAGTTCCGGAACTGGCGCCGCGGACGCTCACACCCCTCGCAGCGCGCCTTGCGGCCGACGAACACCGCGCCGCACGACAGGCAGCGCTTCACGACCCGCTCCGCGAAAACGAGACGGAAGGTCCTACCCCGTCGAGATGCGGGACAGGGGACTCCCGACGTCGCAGGTCCGACCTCGGGACCTCCCCCCATACTGGTGACACGGCGGGAAGTCCGGGACGGTCCGAGCCACGGGGGGGCGTTGCGTCCCGGCGGGCGCGTGCCGCGCTCGCTCGTGCAGCACGTCGACGGGCCGCGCGGGTGGGGCGATAGGTGTTGCCGTCATGTCGTGGCATGGGGGCCGATCTCCGTTCTCGCCGGGATTCCTGCTCCTCGCCCACAGGGCGTCTGCCCTGCTAGTGGTGGATGTGGTGGGTGGGTGGGTCGATTGCTCATAGAACCCCTTCGCGAGAACCGGGGGAACTACCCACCACATCCACCACTGTGAGGCCCGAGTACCAGGTTCCGTTCGATGCCACGCGCTTAGTGATGGCGTGGTTGCGGTAGAGGTCGTGGTCGGTGAAGCGCTTGACGAACTCCTTGTTGGAGCTCACGTAGCGGCGTCCTTCGCGGGTGCACCAGTCGGCGAAGGAGCGGTACAGATCTGAGGCGCGGGTGTCGCCGCCGATGCGGGCGCAGTCGGCGAACCAGGCGTGGATGACGTCTTCGTCTCGCCGCCACGTGGCGGTTGCTTCGTCGATGGTGGTGCAGGCGCCGAGGCCGCCGTCGGCGTGCCAGCCGGTGGCGCCAGCGATGATCCACGCGAGTGCCGCTTCGCGTTGGTGGGGTCGGTCGAGGCGGGCGCGGAGTTGCCGGTCGGCGATGAGGTCGCCGGGTTTGGCTTCGTGTGCGGCGACGTAGGTGCGGGTGAACGGCACGAGTCGTAGCCGGCGCCAGGCGGCGTAGTCGGAGGCGTTGACGGCGGGCCGGTGGTTGGTGGCGACGACGATCGTGTGCGAAGGCTCGAAGTCGAAGTAGTCCTTGCCAATGAACCGGGCTGAGAGTCGTCCGCCGCCGGTGAGCGCCTTGACCTGTTCCATCTTGAGCGCGCCGCCCTCAGGGGTTTCTTCGATGTAGACGAGGCGGCGGCCGTAGAGGTCAGCGATGAGCGTGGGGTGTTCGTCGGTGACCCCGCGTGCCATGAGTAGCCGGGTGGAGGCGGGCACGGCGTACTCGCCGAGGGCGCCGGCGATGACCTTCAGGAGTGTGGTCTTGCCGTTGCCGCCGGTGCCGTCGAACACGGGGAGGACATCGTCGACGACGCTCCCGTAGGCGGCGGCTCCGAAGAGACGTTGCACCCATAGCCGTGTGTCGCCCGTGAGCGCATCGAGGACGGCGTCGAAGTCTGGATGTGTGGTGCCTGGGATGTAGGTGGTGGTGGTGAGCTTGGTGAGGCGCAGTGTCGGGTCGTGCGGGAGGAGTTCGCCGGTGCGGAGGTCGACGACGCCGTTGCCGACGTTGAGCAGGTGCGGGTGCCGGTCGAATTCGTCGGCGGTCGCGGCGACGGTTTCGAGCCGGCGGGCGATGATGACGGCGGCGTCGATCTTGCCGCGCTCGCGGTACTTGGCGACCTGGCGCATGACGTCGCTGTCGCCGGCATCGCGCCAGACCTGTTCGCCGATGCGGATCACCCACTGGCGGAATTCCTCGTGGACGGCTTCACCTCGGTCGGGCGCCCACCGGCGGCCGTCCCAGCCGAGCCAGCCGCCGAGGGCGCGGCAGTAGACCCACCGCCCGGTGAGGGTGGTGCCGAATGCCTCCCCGACGTGGGCGTCGGACCATGTTTCGGGGAGCGTCAGCTTCGACCGGGCGCTGGAACCGGGACCTGGCGATGCGTCGGGTGTGTGTTCGTAAAGGGCGTCGGCTTGCCAGTTCGGCTTGTTGGTGCAGCCGGCGGCGTTGCACGCCCGGCCAGCGTGGTCGTGTCTGCTGCGTGCCTTGCCGATGGCCTTGGCGACGAGCTGCTCGAACCGTCCCTTGTCGATCGACGGTGCGTGCCGCGTCATCAACTTCGCCGCGTCCTCGTTGCTGTACCCACATTCGAGGAGGAGGTTGACGGTGTGCCACGTCTGCCGTGACCGGTCGGCTCCGGACGGTTCGGAGATCACGCGTCGGACGAACGGCTCAGCACGCTGCCAGAGGGAATCGTCGTCAGTGAGAGGGGCGAGATCCTCGGGGAGAACTGCCGGCTTCCCGTCGTGCACTTCGTCGGGTACCGGTGGGAGTTCGGCTACACCGAGCGCCTCGAGCAGCGCGTCGACAGCGAGTCCGGTCACAGCGTCACCCCCTGCACGAGCGCAGGTGTGCGCTGGAACATGACGAGCGGCTTGAGCGAGTACGAACCGGGCGGCCGCAGTAGCGACTCGTTGCTCCACTTGGCGTCCCCGTCGAGGACGTCCCGTAGGGCGCGGTTGATGGCTTCGACTTCGGGCGGGGTCTTCCAGTCGTCAAGTGTGACGTACAGGTGGTGGCCTGTTCCGGAGGACACGAGGCGGGCGGCGTCACCGAGACGCCGGATCAGGGTGCGCCGCTGCTCGGTGAGTTCGCCGTCGAGGTCGGCCCAGGCGACGCGTCCGCCGGCGCCGTTGACCTTTACTCGGTGCCGTGAGGTGCGCAGCATCGGTGCCATGTAGACGTCGAGGCCTGCGGCGTTGGACTTCACGACCGTGGTACCGATCCGGTCGGTGTCGCTGGGCCAACTGAAGAAGTGGTGAGTGAAGTCGTCGTGGGCGTAGCGGATCTCTCCGGTGCCGGGGTTCACCTTGCGGTATGGGAGCCCGGTCGCCATCGCGGCGACGCCCTTGCGGTCGGCCCACAGGAACCGGCACCAGCGCACCACACGCGCGGCTCGCTCATCCGCTGGTTCCTCGACCCACCGCGAGCCGGGGAACACCTCCAGCAGGTCGGCGCTCATGCCGGAACCCCGCACGCGCAGCGCTTCACTTTGCGCCCGCTACCGCATGGACACGGCTCGTTTCGTCCGACCTTGCGGTAGGTGCGGGTCCGCACGGGTTCGACGTAGTTGAAGAGCTCGTCGCAGCAAGGTCCGGTGAACATGTTGACGTAGGCGACGGGACCGAGGGGGAGGATGCGCGGGGTGACCGACCCGCGGTCGGCGCCGCACACATCGCACGCGTTGTCGTTGTCGAGCTGCGTCTTGATCTCTGGGGTGCAGATGAGCGGGACACAGACGGGGCAGACGACGCGGCGGAGCGGCGCGAACACCATGCACGGAGCGTCCGTGATGGACGTGATGTGTTGGCAGTAGGTGAGGGTCGCTCGCGCCTTCGAGAACGAGATGTCGGCGAGGGTGGCTTGGAGGAGCGCCAGTTCTGGGCCTGTGTTGTAGGCGACGAGGCTCGGGCGTTCGCCGTCGGCGGCGAGGCGGATCGCAGTCTCGTTGAGCACCGCGCCTGAGCCGGTTGGTGCGTAGCGGCGGAGGTGCTCGAGGGTGGCGGGATCGGTGAGGTCGAGGTGTGACGTGATGTCGATCAGGGCGGCTGCGAGCGCCTCGATCCGCTGGTGCACCGTCTCGGTCGGATTCACAGGGCACCACCATCAGGCTCGTATCCCTTGAGTCGGTCGAGGGCGTGCCGCAACTTCTCTGTTGTCGGCTTCCGCATGTGCTCGAACTCGGTGTCGATCGCCCAGCGCACGTCGTCGGGCGTGTACTCGGTGAACTCGTCCACTGCGTGCGACAGGCCGCTGATCGCCATGAGGATCCGCTGCCGGCGACGGTCGCCCTCAGGGTCCTTGGAGGGCTTGAGGCTCGCCTTCCACGCTTGGTACTCGGCTTCCTCGGCGGCGTCCTGCTCGCGGACGATTCGGCGGGCTTCCTTGCGGAGCGCAGCGAGAGCCGGTGGCGTAGGACGACGCGCGCTCATGCCGCGCCCGCCTGGTCGAGCCACTCAGCGATGGCCACGTCGATCGGGACCGGGCATCGCCAGGTGCACGCAGTAGGTGTCGTCGGGCACGCGAGGGGACACCAGCGCGTAGTAGATGCACTTGCAACGACGTCCCGCGGGTGCGTTAGGGTAGGGGCGGCTCCACCAGCCTGAGCAGTACTTTCGGCCCCCGACGGATGCACCGCCGTCGGGGGTCGTTCGCGTCCGGGCGGCGGCATCAGGCCACGCCTCGTGGCGTGACGGTCTGGCTGTCCAGCCAGGCGGCGACGTCTTCGTCGCGGTACCGGACGTGGCGTCCGGTCACCACGTACTTCGGTCCGCGGCCAAGGTACCGCCACTGTTCCAGCGTCCGCTTCGGGATGTTGATGTCCTCGGCGACCTGCTCGGTGGTCCGCAACATGGTGTTCCCCGTTCTCGTCAGCACATGCGTTGACGCAACGGTACGTTGCCACTACGGTACCGGTATGGTCAACGTTCCCCCGAATCAGCAACGGTCTCGCGGTTGGTGGTTCATCGATCGCCAAACGATCCCAAAGCTCCCCGGAGTCAAGAAGAAGGGTCCGTTCACGTTCACGATCCCTGTCGATGAGACCAGCGACGACTGGGAGCGGCGAGCGCGTCAGATCAACCCGAACGACACCTTCAATGAACAGGTCCGGAAGGCCCTCGTCTACGGGTTCGGTGAAGTCGGTGATCCCGAGCGCGTGGATGTCGTCCTTCCGGGACAGGACGGCTGGAGCGTCCGGATCTGCTTCACGCCGGACGAGGACGGTCGCCCCTATCCGTCTGAGGTCCGCATCCGCTGTTGGGACCAACCTGCGCGCGACGTGGGCTCTCGGATGATGAAGCGCCTCGGTCTTGGCGGGTTGAAGAAGATCGCTGAGGCCGCGATCACCGACCAGGTCGTGGCGGAGCACTTCCTGGGCGCCCGGTGGGCGAAGCCGACAAAACGTCCCGGCCGTCGAGGTCGTCCGGTTGAGTACTACGCACGATGGGCGCAGCGATACGTCGACGCTTGTCGGACCAGCTCGAAGCCTGTCGCCGACCTCGTCGCGGAGGAGAACGCGAAGCCCGGAGTCGTAGAGCTCGTGACGCCGGCGTCGGTCAAGGCGATCATCAACAAGGCGCGCACTGTCCACGGGCTCTTGACGGATGCGCCTGAGGGCCGAGCGGGCGGCGAGCTGACGCCCAAAGCTCTCGAGGTGCTGTCAAAGATGACGGTGATGGAAGGAGGCGCCCGAGATGGCCAGCGTTGATGTCATCCGTGACAAGAACGGCCGGGCTGTCAAGTACCGAGCCCGCTATCGGACGCCTGACGGCAAGAGCCGCGAGAAGTGGTTCGAACGTCGGCTCGACGCTGACCAGTTCCTGACGTCGGTCGAGCACCGCAAGCTCACAGGTGACTATGTCGACCCGATGGCGAGCCGGATCACCCTCGACGACTACGCAGCAGCGTGGCTCGAGCGGAAGCGGACCACGACAAAGCGGACGACAGCGCAGACCTTCGCATCGCATCTGAACCGGCACATTCTCCCCGCGCTCGGGACACGCCAGCTCTCGTCGATCACTCGAGAGGACGTCAAGGCGTTCGCTGCGACCGTCTCGGGTGCGGTCGCGCCCACAACGGCTCGTGCCGTCGTGTTCACACTCGCAGCGGTGCTCCGCGAGGCGGTCGACGACAACCGGATCCCGAAGAACCCGGCTGAGCGGGTGAGGGTGGGTGCGAAGACGGAGCGCCGCGTCGACCCGATGCACATCGCACACGTAGCGGCGAAGGTGCCCGAGCTCGCCGCAGCGATGCCCGGTCGCTGGCAGGCGGCGGTGCTGCTGATGGCGTCCACCGGCCTTCGCCTGGGGGAGTGCCTGGGGCTGACGGTTGACCGTGTCGACTTCCTCGGGCGCAAGGACAGGGACGGAGTCCGCAGGCACGCGATCCGCATCGATCGTCAGCTGGCCAATGTCGCCGGCGGGTCCGGGTTCGGCACGACGAAGACACGGGCCGGCGTCCGGACGATCCCGGCGCCGAAGCACGTCATTGACAGCCTGGCGGCGCACCTTGCGGAGTACCCACCGAATGCCGACGGTTTGATCTTCACGATGGCTAGCGGTGCGCCGGTGACACGTAGCCGGTGGAGCGACGCCTACCGAGTGGCGTGCAAGGCGGCGAAGCTCAACGGACGAACCCGCACCCACGATCTCCGCCACGTCGCCGCCTCGTCGCTCATTGCCGGTGGGCTGTCCGTGGCGGCCGTGCAAGCGGTCCTCGGGCACGCCTCCGCTGCGGAGACGCTTGAGGTCTATACGCATCTCTGGCCGTCTGACGAGGAGCGCACACGCTCGGCGATGGAGGCGGCCTCGGCGGCCTGGTACGCCAGCGGGGCGGCTGCGGCTCGTGGGGCTGGTGTGGGGTTGACGCCCGCTGGCGGCGCATCGTCCCTGGTAGACGATGCGGTGACGGTGAGTCGGTCTGTAAGCGGGATTCTGTGGCGCCCGGAGGCGCCGGTGACCATCCCTCTGTGCGACCTACCCGGAGGCTGCGCCGGACCAGGGTCCGGAGCGGGCGAGCAACCCGTACCTCCTGCTTGGTCTTGCTCCGGGTGGGGTTGA